AGTACCAGTAGTACTGACTGTAATATTAGCTGTACCAGCAGCCTGTAAGTATGTACCGCTAGATAATAAAAGGATTGAGGACAGAGACATTGCTACTCCTAGACTGTGTTAATAGACCAAGGGTACGCTCTATCAGATCCTCCAGTGCGTTGTAATGTAGCCGTAAACGAGAACGGAGAAGTGACTGGTTCAGTCTGAACGATTGGCTCAGTCTGCACACCTGTAAATGTTTGCTCGATAAAGATAGTGGTAGCACCTGCTGTGAGTACCTTTGTCTTTGCTTTAAGGACTACAATATCCGCTGCTTGCATAGCCGATAGGTCAACCTGGACTACATGCACCCCTACGAACACAGACGTATTCAATGTCTGCTCGGTACCATCAGTGGTTAATGTTCCAGAGTATTGTACTTGTAATACCATGTCAGGCTCCTATCTATGCGCTCGGATTGTCTGCTTTCATTCTGATCATTTCAGCCTTAGATGCAGCAATCTCAGCGTCTACTTTTGTTTTGTGCGCTGAATTGACAAGCGCCCAAGCCGAACCGTCCCATGTATACACACCGTTTCCATAAGCAGCATTATTGTCAGGGTCAGAAACACCAGTTACTAACTCATAATCGACGCTAGTAAAAGGAGGTAGCTCCTGCTTTACTGCATGTGTTCCGTTTGCGTCTATAGTTACCGTGTCTGAATCTTCAAACGACATCCAAATACCGTTATCAGCTTTTTTGCGTACTAGAATCATGTGATACTCGTTCCAATCTTTGTGATTAACACCGTGTCGGCTGCTGTAGCAACTCCAATTTGTTGGCTTGTTGATACAGAACTAACAGTTCCATTCGCCTGAACATACATTTTGTCGCGTGGTGTTAGTAGGGACATTCCTGCTGTTGTAGTAGTCCCAATAGATTTTACTTCAACAGTTTGTCCAGTTGTCACACTTGTCTGTGCTACCCCGATTGTAAAATCGGTATTGTCTGCGCCTGTTACTGGTGCATATATACCTGCGGCTGTAGGAGCATACGGCGCAAAAGCGTTAATGACGTATCGCTGCGTATCAGGGCTGTATGACGCTCCGCAGCCAGCATTGCCACCGCCGTTTGTAATACCAGTTCCATTTGGATTTGGCAGCTGTGTATAAGTGCTTAAATCAAGTACATACTGACCACCTGATAAACCCAAAGTAATTATAAAGTTGACATAGCCATATCCTGCCCTTTCGTAACCTACAACAGTGACCCGCCCGAGACCGTCGTCTCTCCGCTGCATACATAGATTCGACCATTTATACCAACCAGTGTCCGCTGACGTAAACAATTTTACACTCCAAGACATAGTAGTTCCAGAGCGCGTACCGCAAGCAGTAACTAATACATTGCTACTTGTTTTTGACCACGCAGCTATCCACTTGTCATCAGCACTACGATACCCAATAAGAATTCCTGCATCTGCGGGTAACTCTGCCGAAAAAGAAGCGGGAGTTCCCCATGTTGTAGATCCCCCTGAGACAGTGCCAACTACATAATACATATAGCCCAAGGTATCGTCATACCACACAACTGTAATTGCATCGTTTCCAACATCGTATGCAGGATATACACCTCTATCATTGTTATTCATTGCAACAGTGTAAAATTGTACTGGTGTACCAATTGTAGGGGCGGCTGTCGAACCACTTCCTGCTGGAGTAATATCTACCGCATACAACCCGCCACTATTACCGTAAGTAAGAATTGAGTTGCCAAGCCCGTCAATATACGCCAAGCCTCCGCTGTAATTAGCGCCAGATGCCACAAGTGTATTTGTACCAAAGGTTACAGCCGCGCTAGTTCCGCTTCCTGACGTTGTAAAGGGGCATACATATAGATAGCCCGTAGTTGCATTCCGTGTAAAAGCTAAGCCAACTTGTCCTGCAATATCCCAACATAGGTCAAATGTATTGTTCCCATCGTCGCTCACACCAACTGCTAAACTAGCGGACGCTGCAGAAGTAATTGTGTATGTTAAATCACTGCTGTTGCTAGTTACGCATTTAGCAAGAATGCCGTGATAATAAGGAGAACCGCCGGCGCCATTATAGCTCTGCGCCATTACTACATGCACATCATTTTCTGGGTCATACACTGATGTACTGTTTCCTTTTTGCGCTGGCCCAGTAAGCAACTCCCAATTCGTAAAAGGAGTAGTGCCTACAGTGTTTCCAGCGAGAGTATCCGCTGCCGCCGAGACTGTCCCTGCTGCGTCTAGCGACGCTGCGTATCCTGCTGTAAGTGCTCCGTTCGCTGTGAAGGACAGAGTATCTCCACCAGCAGGAACTGCCCATGTAGGTGGGGTTGCAGTTGCGTCAGTACCACCACTCGTCAGCACTGTACCAGCAGCACCAAAAGCAACGCCTGATTCTACGTCACTGTTATTGGTGTACATAGTCTTGTTAGCGCCAACAGTAGCATCGGCAGGTATTACTGCGAATGTAGGAGCACTAGTGGCTCCTGCGGAAGTTAAAACAGTAGCAGCCGCACCGAGGGCAACCTCAGTAACGTCACCGCTACTATCGCTATAAAAGACTTTATCGTTACCTGCTTCTAAATCGGTAATCTCATCTGGGCCGTTTACTGTTGGCATTGCCTACTCCTATGTGACGGTAATAACTAATGCTCCTGGAGCGCCACCCAAGAATTGCACTGCGTCACCATCTGTACAGACTATTGGAGAGCCTGTTAATGCTCCTGAAAGTATAAAGTTAGCTGAAGTTCCTGCAGCACTATTCCAAATTCCGAAATAGTATGCTGCTGCCCAATCGCCACCAGATGCAGCGGCAAATGTTATTGACCCTGAATTCGATGTAGAACCACTAGCCGCAGCGTTCCAGCCGCCTGATGTTGTATATGATTTACGGGCATACCCGTTAACAGAGGCTAACTCACCTGTGCCTGTGTCTCCAGGGTCTGTTGTATGCAACGACATATAGTATGTGGTGTCTGGACTGACTAGATAGCCATTGCCATCTATCAGACGAGTAATGATTTGATTTTCGAGTGCGTCACTTGCGCCCATAATTTTCTCCTAATTAAATGTGGCAGGGCAGTTACTCCCCAGTATGTTCTACCCTACCACACTATATTACAAAACTAGAGGTCTCGTGGGGTAGCTAATACTAAAACGTATGTAGCGTTCCCTGCACTTGTACCTGCCATATTTTGCTCATGGTTGCCAGTAGACCAACCAAGGCCTCGCCCCAAAAACTGTCCATTTTCAAGACAGACTGCAACAGTATCACTAGCAGCCATTGTTATGACTGTTGTACCTAGATCAGCCCTCTGTGAAGGGGGCCTGTTACCAGCAACCATAGTTATATCGTCACCTCCAGCACCTTGATCAGTGAAAACAAAAGTTATTTTCTTATCACCGTAAGTGCTCAAGTCAACGTTAAAACCATCAGCGCCAGCAGTTATCAAAGTACCTAATGTACCGAAAGCGGCTGTATTGAGATCTGCGGATTCAGTATTAAGGGTAAGGTCAGTTACCGTGACTGTTGTTATAGCCATTTATCTATCCTCCCTATGTACCTTCAGTGCCGTAGATGTAGCACAACCCGTATGGACGAGTGACCTTTGCACCATAAAGATGCAAACCCTTTAGAGCATCACTGAATGAACCCTCAGGCCGAAAAGCCTCAGTGTCATCAATTTGCTCGGCATAGGTAGCCGACTCATTCACACCTGTTTGGATGTAGTAGTTCACACCAGCACCTGCTAGTGAGGACAAGTTGTTTGATACAAAAATATCAAATCCTGCCGCTCGCCCGATGTTCCCATTTTTAAGGTCGTCTCGGTTAGCAACCGTACCATATGATACGAATCTATCATCCTTAAGCAACATACCTTCCATCCAAGGTGGGATTACTGCCCACCTACCACGAGTAGGTACGTTTTGCTCAGTTAATGCAACGCCTGCATTTACTAAAGCTACATATGCGTTTGTTTCAAGAGCCGCAGTACCGATAGTTAATACCGCTCCCGCTGCTCCAGTTACATTATTTGTTGATCCAGCCTGCAGTATGCTTGCTAGATATGTGTCTACAGCATCAGCCATAGACCATGCGGTTTCCCTCGTAGCAGCATCCATTAATTTTGGCTTCTGCTGCCATTTGTCTATATCGTCAATCTCGAAATTGAAGTATTTAGCTTGCGTAATTTCCAGGACCATATCTGAACCTTGTAGGGTTTCAGGTGCCGTGATAGCGCCATTCTTAACGTAGTCAGAAATAGTTACTCGACCAATTGAGTTGATCCGTACACTGTCTCCAGCCGCTTTAATGTCACCTTCGTAATCACGGTTTAAGCGATCTGCAAAAACGTGAGCCGCATTCAAGTTTTCAAGAATACGATTAGCCCAAATCTGAGGAATAAAGTTATCAATAGCCATTGATATTTCCTAACTTGGTGTTGCCAAGACTTTATCAACTACCTCTTTAGGGATATTGTTGATTTCATCTCGGCTCATTTTTGATAATTTTTCAAGAGTTAAACCCTTATGAGAGCTACCTGAGGCTGCTGGATTAGGCGAAGAACCATTCTGCGGGTCGGCACTTTTCTTACGAGTGCGCCGAGCACTACTAGATTTTTCTTGAACTAATTCATCAATTGCACCTTCAGCAATGCTGATGGCTTGTTGCATGGATTGATTTGGTTTCATGTCCCAAACAGTGTTTGGAATATCTGCTGCATCAATACCCTTGCCACGTGCATATGCTATTACTTGTTGAGAAGCTACTTGTGCCTCTCCTTGAGTAATCTCACCTTGAGAAGCTCTACTGTTCGAAGTGGTGCCTAATTCTTGAAGTATCTCTTGACGTAACTGAGTACGATCTGAAGCCTTGTCAGACTCATATCGCTGGTTCCTGATTTCGTTTAATACTTCATCAGGTGCAGAATCTTTCAGCCCAAGTTCTAACAGATCTCTCATCTGCGAAAGTTGTTGGCTGACTGCGCTCAGTTCTTCTCTTGATACCATGCCTTGTGTTTGGTTTTGTAGCTGATCTAAGGTCTTGGTATAACGTCCTAACATCGGTTTGATTCTTTCGACATCATCCGCAGACGCATACTTCCCTTCAATGGCTGACATTACCTCGTCATAGGCCGAAGGTTCGGTTTCTTCTACTGTGTCTTCAACGTCATCAATTACATCATCTTCAAGAGGTGCATCATCTGCAGTCTCGATTGGTTCTTCAATTGATTCCGATATCGGAGCAGTTTCATTAACCACTTTAAACTCCTTTCTAAGAGTATATCTTCCCTGTGCCTATCATGACACAGGATTTACCCACCCGAGTGTTTCAAGAGCGTCTTGAACTTCTGGGCGTGTAAGTCTAAACATTTCGCGCTGCTGCCTAAGGTACGAGTTAATGCTCGAATTAATAGGCGCTAACATTTGCGCTTGCTGTGGATTAGAGTATTTCAACGTCTCAAACAAGTCCTGGAATCCATCTACCGTGGGCACTCGCTGTCCTAATGCTTGTTCAATCATTGGCAGGAAGGTGCGTTCATATATTTCTTTGCCTATGTCGTAGTACCCAGACTCACGTACTACTTGCTTTGCGTCAATGATGGGACGTAATGGATCGATATAATACTTCTGCTTGCTTTGATTGAAATCTTCTAATTCATCGCGCACTTCAGGCTCTAGTGATGCAAGTAATTGTTCTTGATCTCGTGAGACCCCGCTCCAATCCATCTTTACCCCACCAATATTATTGTTTTCATAGATGGCAAACCATGCAGACTTTGCTTGCCCTAAAGGAGAGCCGTCTCCGAAATCAATGTCTCCATAAATCTGACTCTTACGAATTGATGATTCGTGGTCAATCATAGCGACCATTGAGGCTAGCTCTCTTGGTGAAATAGCTAGATGCCGATTCCCTGTAGCTGGGTCGATATCTCCTACTGCTCCAAGTTCAGCACGTCGGACTAGCTCTTTTTGTCTTTCTACTCGGTCTACATCTACATCGTGTGCTTCGATTGCCCTCTGTGCATCCTTGTCTCCACGTGCTGCGTATTTACGTTTATCTTCAAAGTATGCTGAATCGTATTCAGGGTACAGTTCGTCAAATAACCCTTTTGCCCCTTTAGACATTTCAGAATAGCCGACAGTTCCCTCGGCTATATTCATCATTGCGCGTTGGTCAGGATTAAGGGTGTCCATCCATTTAGTAGCTGCATTTTCACGTAATTCAAACGCCGTAAGGGGGGCCGCATTAATTCCAAGGAAACCAAATGCACCTGATGCAACTGGCGCTTTACCACGTGCTACATCAATTGACTCTTGGAAAGAAATAGGAAGCGCGTTTGACTTAGTCAGGTCAACGCCTAATTTGAAAACATCTCCTGTACTTTTTGGTCGCCATGAAGTTCCTTCATATGTAGTCCCTGATATTATATCTATTGCGGTACCAGTTCCAATATTTGCTTTATTTTCTATTGTTTGTGTTAATGCAGCATCTGGACCTTCTATTACACCTATTGTAATTAATTGGAACATACCTTGCCACGGGCCAAATACTGAAATGTCAGTACCAAAAGCTCTAATCTTCATAAAGTTTGAATTAAGATATGGAGTCCCATCAGATCTAAACTTAATAGGATTTACGTCAGTTTCTTCACCTGCCATTTTATTAGCAAAGAACACAAAGCCACTACCTAATACTAACAATTTTACAATGCCATCACGTGCATAGTCTCCTGCAGCATCTTGGCGAGATGCTGCTTTAGATAAGGTTTCTATTTGCGATCTAAAGAATCTCGGCGCAAACAAGAGGCTCTTTTCAACATCAGTAGGGGTGTTGTTAGTCCACCCTGTCATATTATTAATCGTTTCTACAATATCTCGCCTATCATCTAACGATGTTCGGGCGGCTGACCCCGACGCAGAGATACCCAATCCGTTTAAAAAGCTCTTGTTTTCCATAGCTTGCGTAAACATCATGTAGCGAAACAAGTTTCCTTGGCGAGAAAAGTGCGTGTTACTCAATTCTGCAAATGCACCAAGCCCAACCTTTTTACCAAATATTTCTCGGTCAGTTCGTTTTAAAGCGTCAAGTATGCCTGGCTGATTTAACAGCATTTCACCTGCAGAATCAGCACTCATCCACTTACCATTTAAGTCGATAAAATCTTTAATTCCAATCTTGACATCTTGCCCATTAATATTTACTGTTCGGCTCCAGTTATTTAACACAAAATCATCCCATATTTGTGGATTCATTATCGTGCCAACCGTAGCTGTGTAGATTGCTTTTGAGGCTGCTAATGGGTGTGCGCCAATTGCTAGTAATCCCTGTATTCCTGGGTTACTGAAGTCCATCGTTGCTAATAATGACCGAGATATACTATTAACATTCCCTACGGCTTTACCGAAGCCACCAAGCGGGCCAACATTATTAAAGTCCCGTTCAATTTGCCTTGCAAATTCTTCTCCATAAATTCGTCCTGCTGGATCTCCATCAATGGTACGCCGTAGCGGGGTAGGTGTGCCTTGGTCATTAATTATCTGAACGCCATTTTTAGCTTGTTCCAATGCGCGATCATACGTTCTTTTAATGCTTTGATATTCAGCACGAGAATTTTCAATACGTTCAACATTAGCTTTAATTCGTTCATTAGCTCTGTCTGCCATACCTTTTTGGCGGGTTGTGTACATATCGCCTCGTTTGTATGCACGATTTAATGTAGATAGTTGAACTTCGCTTGTTTTTTGATCTATAATTGCACGAATACTTGCCCACAATTCAGAGGCTTGTTCTTTATTTTGTCCGCGCAATGAAGATACATATTCATTAAACTGAGTCCTAGAAGCTACGTCGTTCAGAATTTGAGTGTCTAAGTAATCAATTTCAGCAAGCAGTTTTTCGTTGTCAGTAGTCATTTTTAAAAACTCAGCATTTAACTTATTTATACGCCTTGCGTATGTAGCTGTTTGTTTTTTTAACCCAGCAGTGTAAGCCGCAGGATACGCGCCTCTTTCCATTTGCCGTGGTGGTCGGTTATTCCTAAGATAATCATCCAATTCAGCTTGCAACTCCGCTTGCGCTTTAGCGTGTCGTGTTAGTCTTGTTTCTATCATTCCAGCATTAATACGTAATCGTTTTGCATTTTTCTTTTTAGTACCTTCATTAACGTTAATCCCCTTAACTCGTTCTAAGAAATCCGCTAAATCGCCTTGTTTTGCTCCCGTAAGTACACTTTCCATTTCTCTGAAATTTGCTTGTAATTGGTTTAATTCTTCTTTAAGAACTCCCAAACTTAATGGCTCGTCAGACGCATCAAGAGCAGCTTGAATGTCATCCATGTCTTTTTTAACTCTGTCTACAAATTCTTTTTGGGCGCGTGCATGTTCTTTGCCATACACACTGCGTATTATTTTATCTTCCCGTTGCCTACCAATTAAGCTGTACAACTTATTTCTACTTTGAGTTAGCTGCTTCACAAGCGTAGGGTGCTCTGCCTGTATAACAGCGGACATATTTGTACCGTATGTTTCTAACTGAGAATTCACCCATTTTTTATTTACGGCATCAGTCGTAGACTTAAGACGATCATTTATAAGACCAAGAATATTTGTTTCATATGCTAATGCTAGATTAGTATTCTTGTTCTTATCGTCAGCAAGCATCTCATCCATTGTCTTGATTGTTTTCCCGTCATCAAGAGTTACTCGTGGTTGATTGGGAACAGCGCCACCTAAGACCATTCCTCCTGGTCTACCGTCACGCCTAGCTTTTTGGATATCTCCTGCAAGTTTACGTGGAAAATATACTGAACGATTAGCGCCTGTTTCGCTAAACATTCCATTGGCTGAGTATGCGTTCTCTATGAAGTCACCTAATAATGGTTGATCCGTTTTTAGATCTCGCATCCCTAGAGCCGTGTTACCAGTGATGTAATCTACTTCAATCTCATTGGCCCGCTCAATATTGTTGCCTTTGGCAAATATTTCAACAATATCCTCTAGCAATTCTTTATGAGGAGGCTCAAGCAGACCTTGCTCTACCGCTGCATCTAAGTCATACATTCTTTTATTGTCCACTACAGTAGTAGGCAAGTCGTTTAGCTGAAGTTCGCCGTCACTAATAAGTTCTGAGAACGACTTTTTCATTTCAATATCTTCTCCCGCAGCATTCTGATATTTTTTATAGCCAAAACGTGAACTTAATTGAGTCATCTGCCCCGAACGTACATTTTCTGCCGCTGACTGCGCTGCGTCATAGCCAATATATATCTGCCGCGCTTGAGGATTAAGCGTAAGCAAGTTCATTCCTTCGAGCCCACGCCTAATTGGATCGGTTATAGTATTACGCCAAGCTGTGAGTCTGTTTCTATCTGCTGACGCTCGCTGATTATTAACTTCTGTTTCTATTTTGGTAGATAGTTCATCATCAATACCACGAGCATTTAACTCGGCGTCGTTCCAATCATATTCACGATTTAGCTGATCGCTTTCAGACTTACTTAAGCTGTTCCACCTTTTGCCATACGTTTGCTCCGCAATCACATTTTTGCGAGCTATTTGCTGATCACGTTGGTTTCCAAAACGTTCTGCTTCATCTGTTTGGCTTAGCCTTGCTTCTGCCTCAAGTTGCTTTTGACCTATAAGCCCATCAATTGATTGAGGTCGATTAGGGTTAATATAACTACCTTTAGGTATTGAGTTGTATTGCCAGTAACCCAAGTCAGGATCTACTAATTCTTGAGGTCTTGGTTCTATAACTGAACCACGTCGTAATGCGTCACGTTGAGCGCGGCGATAAATGCCTTGTCGCTCTGCAGGAGTAGCGCCCTTAGCTGCTTGTAACAATGCGCGTACCCCAGCAACTTCGTTAGCGTCAATTTTGCCAAGGCTTTGCAAAGCTCGACGTGACCCCATTGCTCCACCCATACCACCTGCTAGCCCAGCAGTAAGCCCAAGTCCTATACGCCATCCTTTACTTGCTCCTGCTTCTTCTAGTTTTTGATCCGCCCATTCCTGTGCGCCTCTAGCACCTGCAGCCGTAGCTACTTCTGCGCCCACCCTATTACCTATTCCGCGAGTACCAAGACCTGAAGCTGGCTCAATAATGCCTCCTGCCATACGTGCTATAGCACGTTTAGGAGCACTGCCTTGAAGGGCTGCTCTAGTTAATGAGCCTCCTAGTCGTTGAGTCAAAGGTCTTGCAGCCGATGCAACTGCAGCACGTGCTCCAGTTCTAGCTGCCATTTGACTTGCAAATAAGGCTGGAGTGGCTGTTCCACCCGTTAGGAATGATGCAGCGGCTAATCCGTAGTTAGACGGCCTCGAACCTTCCTCTAGTACAAAGTTTCCGATTTCATCTAAAGGACCGCGCATTTCAGGAATCTTAAATCCTACTCGTTGTGATAATGGAGTGTCTGCTACATTCCATGCGGTACGCAATACATTGCCACCTACATTACGTACTGGTTCTGGCACGACTGCCTTAAATCCAGTAGCGGCTGCGCCTGCTACGTCACCTATAGTACGGAACACAAAGTTGCGGTCATCTTTTTCTGAAAATGCGGTCCCCACCTTGGTTCTCCCCGTAGGGACTCTGGCTTCAGCGACCTTCCCAGCATCGCGTTGGTCAGAACCTTGAGTAAGATACCAGTTGTTCATAGTTACCCTCTAGGCATTGATGATGGCATTGGAGAACGTGGCACTCTTGGCTCTCTCGGCAACGCGGTAGATCTAAAACCCATGCCCCTTTGCGGAGGAGCACCCATAGAGCGCGATAACATTGGCCTGCGTTTCATCATTGTTGCAGGGGCAGACGACCTAGTACCACCAAATCGTTGCTGTGCTTGCTGCTGAATAGTATTAATCCCTCCTGGAAGTCCATAATATGACTTGGAAAAGGTGTCTAACTCTTGGCGTTCTAGTGGGTCTAGCCGACTTAATTGCTGCAATGTGGCCTGTGGCATCTCGCGACCCTCACGACCTTGAAGCCTGAATCCTGGCATAGACTGCCCTTGGGCAATGGCCTTCAGTGCAGGAGTAGCATACTGCCAAGCAGTGTCATCTATCTGCCTTTGAGTAATCGGCTGATAGTTTGCTGCACTACCAAGCATGTTAAATCCATAATTCGGCATAACCATAATGTGCTCCTTCTAAAGCTCGAAATCATAATATGCGGGTTTAGTAGGCCCTCTAAATATTGGTGCTTGCGGTGGTCTCTTAGACGGAATAGCGTTATTGCCTTCTGGACTAAAGCCGCCTTGTCTAATATTTGTTGTAGGAAGCCTAAAAGCAGGGGGCTTAAACGCTTCTTCGGTAAGGCTAAATGACCCTTCCTCAGGCCCTTGATACCCCATAGATGGATGGTATTGATAAAATGGATTCTGTTCAGGAGTATTAACCCCAGACATATATGCTCCTGCAGGATTTCCTATTCCCGCTATTGCAGCTTGCTGGGCAGCTTGTTGAGCATCATATGCCCCCTGCGCTGGGTTCCCATATACATCATCACTATAGCTAAATGATTCTTGCATTTGCGTACTAGGAATGTGCATCACCCCACCTGTAGGTGGTAACACTGATTGAGGTGCGTCATATTGCCCTGATACCATATTGATTTGCTCAATGTCGCTCATACCTGTATTAGCTGGCATTCCAAATACTTGAGATCGCAATGTAGGTTCTTCAGGAAGGATGAATTGTTGACCTTCAAACTCACTCCCTGGAGTTGGGCTAGACGGGATGTGTATTACTCCGCCTTTTGGTGGACGTATCGCGCCTGAAGGCAAGCCTGCATTCCATTCAGATCCTTCTGCCATTGCTGGTCCGCTTATAAAGCCCCCTGGCATATTCCCACCAATTAACGACTCTCGCGCTGCAGCTTCTTCTGGGCTTACAAATCCTTGGTCGGCAAATGGGGCAGTAGCCGCTTCATACTCTGATATTCCTCTTGGAACGGTTTGCGGTGGAGCACCTCTCCCGAAGCCTACTGGAGGCTCTTCTCCTTGCTGCCCTTGCTGCCCTTGCTGCCCTTGCTGCCCTTGCTGTCCTTGCGGTCCTTGCGGTCCTTGCGGTCCACCTTCTCCTGCTGGAGGTGTACCTGCTGCAGGACCATCGCTACCTGCTGCAGGACCATCGCTACCTGCTGCAGGACCCGTACCTGTATTAGGACCTGTATTAGGACCATCCTCTGGCTGTGGGTTTGGGTTATACGTCTTTTCTAAACCTGCCCCTACAGTTGACGCAGCGTTTCCGCTTGCACTTCCAACTATTTGTGCAGCAAATTCCTCAGGGCTTTCAAGCGGAGGTCTGAACCCTGCTTCAGTTGCCTGCATCATATCTCGTGCTTTAGCGCGGAACCCGTTAATTAAGTCAGCTTGTGTAACCGCCTTGAATGGGCTTGCTTCTCCACGCTGCATAAACGCTGAAGCAATATAATCAGATGCATTTCTTAATACATCTTTCTCAAATTCTGCTGCATCTAACTGGCTCTGGAAATATTGAGGGCCCATCTGCATAGCAAGTTGCCCAGTTTTAAATACGTTTTCCTCAGCTTGCTGTTCTTCTTGCCAGAGTCGGTCGTCTCTGCGGTCATCTATATCCCATTCTCTATTGCGGTAGGCAACTTCATCATCTCGCGTCCACTGTCCTAGCATAATAAGATCGGCACGTTTCATATCCTGATTGCGCTGGACATCATAACGAGCATTTAGTTCTCTTTGCTTGGCATCTTCTCTTTCAATGTCTCTGTCATAATCTTCTTCATCTTGATCTATACCCCTCTTGTAATAAGCCGCTTCTTGAGCTAAATCTCTGTCGTAATAAGTTTTATCTTGAGCTAAATCTCTGCCGTAATCCGTCGCGGCATCGCCACGTGTACGATCATAAATACTTTTCTCGAGTGCTATGGCTTTTCTCTCTTGGGTTTCCTTCTCTACTTTATCGTAATATTCGTTTAGCCTAGTATTGTCTGGCTCAACACCATCAACTAATGTTGGTTTGCTTACCCATTGTTCGTAATCACCATACCCCGTTTTCTCACCCGTAATCCAGTTTCCATCTTTATCTTGTTCATATACGGTTCGTGGTTTGAATTGGTCGAACTTTTCTGCGCCAGCCTGACTTGGCCCCATCTCTCCGCCTTCAGCAGTTTCCGTAGCTGCAGGTGGCCCTGAGACTTTTAATTCTTCTTGCTTGGCTGCTGATTCAGATGAAAAATTTATCATTGAATCAAGCATTTCTTCATCGGACATTTCAGGCATTACAAGAAACATTGAGAGATTTTTTAGAGTGGGAGTTCCTGTTCCTTTATATGCAGAAAGTTCTGATGACAGTTCTATCGAGTTCGTTACTGTCCCATCAGTAAGTTTTGACTTTGCAACATCTAAAACTGTTTGCTTAATCCCATCGTCGCCGCCCCAATTACTTTTTAAGTGAGTGAGGATGCGTTGTCGTTGCGCTGTAGGAACCCCATCTTTTTTTAATTTATTGTCAAAATCATCCCAATCTTCTGGGATAAAATCTTTTTTAAACTTTGTATATTCAATGTTTAATTCTTTATCTGATCTACCTTTACTTGGAATAGAGCGAGCTAAGTGTTTAGCAATGTTATTTTGAGCTATATCCTCTGCCTTTTCAGCCTTATTCCCTTCAGGCTGAAGCGGGATGTTGTCACTTGCATTTAGTACGGCATCCTCTACCTCACTAGCCGACATTCCGCTATATAAAGCCTTCTCTACAGCATCAATTAAATATGGTACCAAAGGATTATCCCATAATTGTGAGTCTCTTGCTCCGACAATTTCTGTATTCCCTCTAATAATAGATTTACCATTAGCTTCGTTATAGCTTTTAGAAATAGCTTTTATTATCTTTATTGCCTCTTTGCGGTTAAAGTCTTCACCATAATCAGTCATTACATGCCGCCTTGAGGGTTAGCTAACGCACCTTGTATGCCTTGTATCTGTTGTCCCACTATACCCTGAATTGTCTTCCTTGCACTTACACAGAATGGCTCCTGGCAGAACCTAATGTCCTTACCGTGGCCGTGTGAATCAAAGGTCTGCATAATCTCAGGGAGGGTAGCGTTAAACAAATCACGTTGTTCGGGTGTAGCAAACGCATCAGCAATATATTCAAGCGACATTGTATTCATTGCCATTGCTTGCCCTACTGCGTCAACCATTGCATTAGAAAGTTCTCCTGACATTATCTGAACATCTCCTGCGCCTGATCTATTTGTACGTTCTCTTGGGATTCTTCAATGATTGGTTGTGCTGGATTCATCATCTGGTCTTGAGTAGGCCGCGTAGCTTGGTTCACGCCACCTTGCTGTGGCTGTGCTCCTGCTGCCTGTGCTCCTGCCTGCTGTGCTGATTGTTCCTGCATAATACCATTACGGTATGCAGTAAGGATGTCCTCAGCCTGCCCACCAAGATTAGTAAGCATCATCATAGTACGTACCTGCTCGGCTGGTTCTGATAAGAACAATCTGGCTACTGACGCTTTCATCATTTCTTCCTGCGGATTCTCGATGCCACCTTTTTCCATAGCTGTTTGAGGAGACAAAGTTCCTTGGTATACAGAATATAGGTCTGCCCATAGACGTGCATTTCTAGCATTAAGTGACGCTTGGTCGCTTGTATCCAGCTCAACATACGATTCATAGAAGCCACCAATCTCTTTTGGAGCTATTTCTATTGAGCTAGGAGTGCCCTTCATACCGCCATATACAGTAACTGGGGCCTCTATTATGTTCTCTATGTCTTGGAATACCCAACGGTTTACCACCATAATCGCTGACCGTAAGGCATTTATAGGACCTTGTAGCTTAGATGCTGCGTTACGGACATTCATATCGGCTTCTGTAGCTGTATCTACTCCGCGTTGCGCCGAGCCCGACAGGATGGACGCTTTTGATAATTCATTTGTGTACTCATGGACCTTGTTAATAAGTTGGAATGCGCTAACAGGAACATCTGGTAACGATCTGAATTCGATTTCTTGGTCGTCCATAAGGTTGATACGTTTACCTGGCCCAATCTCAATAGGCTGGTCAGTATCTTCTGAGATGTTTCTTGTAACGACTGGAGCAAATGTGGAGAATCGCATCTGAATATCGACTGCAGTAAGTTGCCTAGCTTCCGTCTCAAGCATTGGATGAGCGTAGCGTAGTACACCAACGTACCTTTCTTCTGGCTTGGATTCCGCCGAGAACTCGCCCCACCCAGTGTCCCTAATAGCATACGGAACATATCCGTCATAGCGGGGAGACTCCTCTGTCGACATCGCTGTTTCCCAGTGATACGGGTTAACATCGTCATGTACTCGCTCTCCTTTACACCAGATTACATAGCGACCCTGACTCGAACCGCTAGGCTTAGTCCACATTTCCACATAATCTACTTTGTCTGTGTCTTTATATGATGCAAGATGTTCTTCCATCTCAGGGTACATTTCGCGTGCATCTAATGCGTATACTTTATAGAACTCATATACGTACTTTGGATTATAACAATCTGCTGGGTCTTCCAGAATAGTCTCAGTAGGGCAGTTTTTAACGCTCCATATTAGCTCACTACGCCCTAGGTTCTTCATTACTTTACGGTAGGAACTCTTTTCCTTCCGTGTTGCGGTGGAGGTTGGCTCGTCGGGAATCAAGTCCCACCGTAAAGTCTTTTTAAGGATGATGCGCCCATCTTTAATGGCCTGTTTCTTGGCTCTATTGAGTGGTCCGCCTTGTTGAACGGCAATTTGGTGCCAGAATGCGTGAATAAATTGGCGCTTACGCTCTGCTAAGTCCTGTTCTTGTTGCAGATCCTCATCAGTAGGGCGTGCTGGGACAAATACTTTAGGAGATGTCAGGATATGGTCCGACAGATTGTCTACTGCGTTACGTGCTGTTGGTGGGATTGTCGGAGAAATGCCCCGTTGTCCCCACTCTTTAGGAATAATTTGGTTTTGGTTGGGGTAATCTAAGTTGTAATACTCATTATCCAGTTCAACTGCAGCAAAATACCCTTGGTAAATTTCATTCTTTAATGTAAGGAATCGTTGGTACTCAGTATCCTGAGAGTTATATGTTGTATCGCCAGTTACCATTTATTTTTACCTGACCCGAATGTAAGGTAATTCCCACGCATTGCACTCCGTGAGGTGTTCCTTCTTCGTTTTAATTTGTCTATCGCTAACGCCGCTGCAATTACACAATCATCAAAATAACCTGATGGCGCGGAGTATCGGATAGCTCCTCCAGCTAATACTTTGCCTTCATACAAGCTCAACTCCTTTGAAAGCTGAGTGTCCCCTTTTAAGAATTGTACACGCTCATGCTCAATTTCGGAGGCCATACCTGCTATAATCCGCGCTTTAGAGTTATTGGTGAATTTGAACGGAGACACCGAGCAGCCCTCTTGGCGCAACATATCCTGGACAGGCTCACCTACTCCAGAGGCATCCATATGGATTGTCTGGCAATTATATTTCTCGTACAGGTTGGCAATACGTGGTCCTAGTGTGGTGTAGTCCACCCCATTAAAGCGATCCATGTCTACGAAATGCCCTGACTTAATGTCTACTACGTAGGCTACTGTAAAGTCGTGCATCTTACCGATGTCTAGTCCCATTATGTACTGGCTATCTGCTACTAGTGGGGTTTCTGAGGTGAATAGGTTCTCGTACCCCCTAAAGACCTGTCCATCATCATCTGCCCATTCAGCTAAATAGTGTTGTTTATACTCTGCTTCTGTTAATTCGTCCCGCATAGCATAGATTTCATTGGGGTCGATAGCTGGGTTTTCCCATGACGGGACAGAGAATGACTCAAACCGCCCGCCTGTATCTGTCTCCCCAC